ACCCAAGAGTTACACCATATCCGGTCGAGGCCTAGAAGAATTAGATGCAAAAGATATTGCCAACAGAAAAGGTGGTTCTGTCGTTCCAGATGATCAAAACAAAGATAAGTTTATGGTTTTGGTGGGGGAAGCTAAGATTGTTGATGCTGTTGGGGAGAAAATAGTTGGTAAGACACCGAGCGGGGAGGAAGTTTCTGTTCCTGCTGATACTTTTCTTAACGCTTTGGCTAAAGGGGTTGGGGAAGCCGGATATGGTCATTGGTTCGCTTCTGAAATGCATCATGCTGAAGAAGGTACTTTGACTTTCGAATTTATATCTATTAAAGCCCCCGTAGTTGAAATTGTGGTCCACGGCAGGATTGAAAAGGAATGATTCAATTAGTTAAAGAGTCCATAGTTGATTTTGCCAAGAGCGACTTAGACAAATCCATTTGGCGCAAGGACAAAGAAGGAAATTATCATTTGCGGCCAAAGGTTGAGGCTAAGATTTGGTATCTTCTTTCTAAGTATCCTAAAGAAGATTTGCATAAGCATATTTATGGTCTTAGAATTGTTGGATCTATTTGTTCCAACTTATATGTTCAGGATACAGATATTGATGTTCATATTATTCCCAAGGATGTTTCTGAGTGGGATTTCGAAAGAATTGAAGACGTTCGGAAGTGGTATATCCACAATGGGAAGAAAATTGGAGCCTTTATTGGAAAGCATCCATTTGAGATATATGTACAGTTGAATCCCAACCAGGATTTCCTTTCTGAAGGGGTTTACGATATTTTGCGAAATATGTGGATAAAACCCCCGACAATATACCCGAAGGATTACGATCCTTATGCAGATTATTCAAAGGTTGCGCAGGATATTCGGTCTTTGGTTTCTGATGCTGATAAGTTGTTTGGGGAGTTAAAGAGAGGTATAGTTGATTACGAGACTATAGGAAAAGTTTTGAGTAAGACTCCTGTTGATTTAAGGAAAAAGCTAAAAATTAAATTGGAGGGGAAGTTAAGGGAGATAGAAGGGAGTATTGAATCTCTCTACAAAATTAAGAAAGATTGGTCAGCTTTCCGCCGGGCTGGTTCCCAGCCGAAGTCTCCAGAGGAAGCTTTGGAGGATGCGGGGATGATATCAAAGTGGCGCAATACAAACACTATGTTGAAGTTTGTGGATCGTTATAAGTATATGAAGACCATAGAACACTTGAAAGATCTGTTGGATGAGGAAGGGAAAATTAAGCCGAAGGATTTGAAGAAGGTGAAGAAGTTTGTTGGTGTGGGAAAATTGGAAAGCAAAAAACCAATTTTGAGTCGAGGTGATATGTATTACGATCTTTTAGAAAATGTTTCGGATGGATCTTTGGGAGATTTGTTGGGAAAGCTGGCCCATGGGGGCTTTGTGAAGCGTGCAGGTAGAGCAGAAGATTTGGATGCAGAGGGATTGGCGGATGCTTGGGCGGAGTTTTACGATCAAGGCTCTGAAGCTGCCGTTACTTTTTTGGAAAGTTATTTCGGGTTTGTTTTTGATGAGGCTCATTAACAATGTCGCGCTTGATACCACGTGAAACAGTCGACGCAATTCGTCATATGACGGATGTTATTTTAGACTATGCGGGTATTGATTGTGAACTATACATTCCTACTGTGGGTTCTTACAACGAAGCAGAGAAGTTAGATGTTTATTCAACCCCAGAAGATTATGAATATATTGGGTATTCTACAAAGGTTTTCATAAATTGGCACCCCAATACTTACCAGCTCAAGAAATTGGGCCTTTACACTGAGGACAGTTTGCCAATTCTTGTTCGGTTTGGAAATAAGGCTATTCTTTTGGGTGGTTCAGATACTTTGGTGGACATCGATGTTGTTATACGAAGCTATTTTAAGATATCCCCCGAGTTTATTCCAAATAACTATCAAGGCGTTTCTGAATTTGAGGTGGTGAACGTGGCTGTGCAAGGTTTGCACGACGCAGTACTTACAAAATTGTATAGCTGTGCACCTAGGAGGATTCGAATATCATGATGCAAATTGTTACGAAAGTAGAAAATCCGACTTCGGAAACTTTGCAGGTTATTTTTGAGGGCGGCGAAGAAAGATGTTTGCCCCCAAACGGTTGCCTTCGGAACCCCGAAGGAATTTTTCTGAAGAACTTAGAAGAGATAAAGAAACAAGGAGCTAGTGTTACATTCAATTTGACGGAAATTTTATAATGAAGAAGGATCGGAATCATCTTTTAGTTGTTAACGTCGAGGAGTATTCTACAGACCAGGAGCTTTACCAAGCAGTCGGTGCCGGTTTGATGGCTACTCGGATGTTTCGTGACTACCGCAAAGTTGTTTTTGAGAAAAAAGAAGCACACCCAGATCCAGAAGGTTTTTCTGCAAAATGGTTGGGAGAACATTTGTATCCAAGGGATGCCGAATTTGAAGACCAGATTTGGGAATTCTTTTTACAACTTTTAGGAAGCAAACAGAAGGTTAAAAGTTAATGGCAAGTTCTTTTTTGTATACCTATGATATAGCTTTGCGTTCTTTAGTTTACAACCGATTTGGAAGTATACTGGGAATAGGTGAATTGGGGCCGAACCCAACAGATGCTATAAATCAAGGGGTTGTTTTATGCCCCAAAGGTATTGTGCTACGGTATTTAGCTGAAAAACGTACGCAGCTTTTTTTAGAGTTTATTAACATTTATCGGAGTTCTGTTTCTTTCAGTTGGGCACGGCAGAGGACTGTTGTATCTCGTAGAGGTTACCACGCTTTGCGCCCGGATGGTACTACAGAAACGATAAAAGCTGATGCAGTAGATCTTAATTACAACATGTGGTTTTGGAGTAACAGCTTAGACAAGGTGAATTTATGTGCCGAAAAGTATTTGCAATGGATTCAGGAAGTTCCAAAGATAGTTTTAACCTATAATGATGTTTACAACTTGAATCCAGATTTGATATTTGAAGGTCCTGTTGTTGATGAATCCCGCATTGAAGAACTTTATCGTGCTGGAAAGGTTTGGACTTTCAGGATGCCATTGAAGATTGAAGCCTGGTTGCCTAAATCTGGAGGTCTTGTTGAGAAGATAGAAAAGATTCGTGTAACTTTCTATGAGAAAGATGAAGTAGCTAATTATGTTGATATTGTTGTAGAAGATTCGAATCAAGATACTTCCTTAGCAGAAGCTCTTCGGATGTTCCGGGCGAACTTGTATAGGATTATTGGTGTTGACAAGATTAATAAGACTTTTGTAGTGGCTTGTGACAGAACAGCCGATTTTGAAGAAAGTGCAAAGATTATTGTTGAGAACACTACTAAAAACAATGGGATGTACACAATAGTTTCTGCAATATATTCTGAGAGTGAAGTTGTCACTTTTGTGAAAGTTGTAGAAAGCATTCCCGATGAAACTGTGGAAGGGAATTTGTATTTGCAAAAGAATTGGACATAATAATGAAATTGGGAAGTTTGAAATGGTGAACAAAGTTTAAGGAGAAATGCTATGATATACATGAGTCCAGGTGTGTATGTAAGAGAGCGTGACTTGACAGGAGGTTTTCCTGCGGTAGCAACATCTTCTGCCGCTTTGGTAGGTTATTCTGCTAAGGGGGATGTTGATGGGGTGAGATTAATAACAAATTCTCGTCAATTTATTGATCATTATGGAAAACCAGATCCAAGTACTGGGCATTACTTTCATTACGCTGCTTTGGCTTACTTAGCGAGGGGAAATGCTTTGTACTGCTTGCGTGTGATGAATGGGGCTTTGTATGGTGGTGTCAATATTATGAGGAATGACCCCGTTCTGGAAAATGCTGTTATTTCTGTTGGACAATCTGAAGCTGTTTTTGGGCCAGGTTCTGGGATGGGAGATGATGTGCTTTTCCAGATATTGGGGGCCAACCCTGGTGTTTGGAACAACAAAACAGGTGTTGTTATTAGGAATGTTAAAACTGGAGGTGATGAAATACCATCGGATCAGTACACTTTCGAGATTGTTGTTTACTATAAAAATGATGATGGTGTTTCGGAGGAAGTAGAAAAGTGGAAAGTTTCCCGCAAGAGTAAAAAGGATGGTTTTGGGCGAGATTTGTATTTGGAAAGTAAGATTAATGGTATTAGTAACTACATAGTTGTTTTGGATAATACTGATTTAGCTGATACCATTCTTCCCAAGGCACAAGCTACTCGGTTGGATTTTGAAAAAGGTTTAGATGGTGGTGAGGTTGGAAGTGAAGAGTTGGTAGATGGTTGGGAACTTTTTGCTAATCCTGCAGATGTTGATGTTCGTATCTTGATAAATGGTGGAGAAACAGCTCAGGAGGTTCAGCAAAAGATGCAAGCTATAGCAGAGGCCAGAGCTGATTGCTTAGCTATTTTGGATATGTCCTGGTCAGCAGTTCAAACTCTTGGTGGTATGACAACATTCCGGACCAACACAAGTATAAACTCCAGCTATTGTGCGTTATACACTCCATGGTTACTTGTTTATGACAGCTATAACGATAAGAAAGTCTATATTCCACCCTCAGGACACGTTGCAGCTCAATATGCTTACAATGATTATATAGATGAGCCTTGGTTTGCTCCAGCAGGTTTTAAGAGAGGTTTGTTAAATGTGCTTGCTACCAATTATGTCTTTGATGAAACTGGTGGAGAACTAGATACCTTGTATACTGTTCAGATTAATCCTATCCAACTATTCCGAAATGAGGGTATTGTCATTTGGGGACAGAAAACTCTGCAGAGGAAGACTTCAGATTCGAGCAGCGTTAATGTCCGTCGGTTGTTTATTGTCATTGAGAAAACGGTGGTGGCCTTTTTGCACTATTTTGTGGAGGAGCCAAATGATGAAATTACTAGGTTTCGTGTTAAGTCTCGTTTAGAGGAATACCTGGATAGTCTTTCAGCAAAGAGGGCATTTCAAACCGAAGCCAATGATAAGGGTTACTATGTTTTGTGTGATGAAAATAACAATACCGCACAAACTATTCAGGATAAACAGATGAATGTTGACTTGTTTGTTAAGCCAATTCATGCTGCAGAGTTTATTCAGTTACAAGTTATTAGCACTCCAATATCTGCTAAGATCGAGGAGCTAGTATCTAGTGGGGCAATGTTTTAACGGAATTTTGATTTAGTTAAAGGAGAAATAAAATGGCTGATATGTCAGCAGATGTCTTGAGGAACAACTTGAGCAATCCTGCAAGAACCTATTTATGGCACATATACTTTACCACAATGATTGGTGGTGGTGATGCTGCGAAAGTTGAAGGTCGTTGCCAATCTACAAGTATTCCGTCTAGGAGTACCCGAGGAATTCATCTTCCGTACAAAGGTACGCCTGGATTAAAGTTTCCAGGCAAATTGACCCAACCACAAATATGGCGTTGCCGGTTTGTAGAAGGTATAGACCGCAAAGTATTTGATGCCCTTTATGGTTGGCAACAAACTATTTTGAATGCCCGGACCGGAATTGGTTCTCCTGATCCTACCTTGAGGACGGAAATCCATTTGAAGTGTATAAATTATGGCAATGTTGATTGGCTTGCTATCAAATTGGTTGGAGCTTGGTTGGAAGAGATGCCGGATGTTCCCTTGACTTACGATGCAAACACATTTATACATTTTGACGCTAGCTTTAGCTATGATTACTGGGAAAAGGAATAGCTAATGGCCCTTCTGAATTTAGCAAAAGGTGTTGTGGATTTAAGCAAAAGGGTAAGTCCATTAAGCTTCGATTTATCCGGATTTGGATTTTCTACACTTTCTAAGGCTTGGATGCCACAAAGGAAGTTCCAATGGCAGCTTATAATGCCAGAAAATATAGATGGTATTGTGGGGGTGTTGGTTTCTCAGTATTGTCAAGATGTTAGGTTTGGGGATTATAGTATTAGTCAATTAAGTTCAATGCAATACGCTGCTTGGCAGAGATTTTATGCAGGGTTGCAAAGGATACGAACCGCATCCTTTACTTTTGTGGCTCCAGCTGATAATTCATTGATAGAATACTTCTATGGTTGGTATCGGCTTATGATAGACGACCTAGGATATTACTATCCAAAGTCGCATTACAAGAAGCGAATTTATGTTTCGTTATATGACCGTACTGGTATTGAAACAGTTCGATTCACGTTATTAGGAGTATTCCCCACGAACAAGCCAGTTGTTGACCTTTCCTATTCCCCAAATGAATTGTTGAGATATACAGTTAATTTGAGTGTGGATGAAATAGAGATGTACAGCTTGATTGGAAGTGCCCTAAAGACTGTAACCAAAGCTGCTGGAGAAGTTTTGGGTGGAATAAGAAAAGCCATCCTTGGCTAACCAATTTATGCTATTTCAAGGAGTTCAAGATCGAGTTCTTCTCCATACGCAGCTCTGTAGATATCTGCAATTTGGAGAACTCACTCATTCTGAGAAGGGTCCTGTGGCAGAGTTTCTGTTTCTTCGTCTGCTCTTGCAGTTGCTACAGCATCCTGGTAGTAAACATCGAGGTCCTTTTTGAGGTCTTCTACTACTTGGGAAAGTTTTGTTGGGTTCATTTTGAACCCTTTCACACTGGATACTTTATTGTTTCCCACTATATAAAGTACACGCTACATTTTGAAAAAGCAAAATAAATTCCAGGAAAACCAGTAAAATTTTTTGAAAGGGTTTCTATATGAGTATTTATCTCCCCATCCAACTACCTTCCAGATGTCTACCTTATGAAGGTGTGAAGCCAGAAGATATCACAATTCGTCCATATTGTGGAGAAGATGAAATTCTTTTGGCCCAGATCAACCCAGCCAATATGGAGAGAAATTTTCTTGCAGTTTTGAAGAGAGTTTTGCAAGGAATTGATCCCATCAAATTAACTTTGGGAGATCGTTTGTACATAATTATTTGGGAGTATATTAACTCATACTCAGAAACGGTTAAAATAAGTGCTATGTGCAGCCATTGTTTGCAAACAGGTGAATTTATTGCTGATCTTCGAAAGTTGGATGTTGCAAAACTGCCCGAAGATTTTGTGCAACCACAAGAGGTTGAATTGCCAGTAAGCAAGGAAAAAGTGAAACTGAGGCTCCTTACGGTCGAGGATCGTATTGAATCAGAAAGATTGCAAGATAAGATCGATCCATATCTTTATGAGTGTGCTTGTTCTGTTGTTTGTGATAATGTTTTGAAGCAAGTAGAATCCATTAAATCTTGGAAAGCTAAAGATACTGCGCGTGTGCGATATTTTCACGAACAGTACAAACACGGGCCGATTTTGCTTCAAACTTTGAAGTGCTCCCGTTGTGGGGCGGGGGTGGAAATAATAATACCCTTTCGATATGATTACTTTTTTCCAGTTGGTTCGTACCTTAGAGCCTGTTTTGGAGCGTGAGTATCGCCTTTGCAAGGATATTCCAGGTTTTACACTGGGGGATGTACGTCAAACAGAGTCTCGGATTCTTGAATGGCATTATTGCCGTCTGCTAAAAGATTACCAGGATAAGGAAAAAGAAGAACTGAACCAGATATGAAAAAACCTAGAGAGACAACCCGCGAAAGTTCATTCGATGTGGGAAGATTTAATGTACAATCTTTAAAATCTTTGCAGACCAAATACACCCGAGACTATTTGCCATATTTTAAGGCGTTGTCTGAAATTTACTCTCCTGGAAGTCCAAGAGCTCAGACTATAGGAGAGACTATTGCTTTAATAACTCGTATGAGGAATTTGTTGGGAGATGCGATTTCTACTGGCAGAATAACTCCTGAAGATTCCAAGAGATTGTCTTCTCTAGCTAACAAGATACAGTCAAGAAAGCGCTTCTTCGCTCGCGAAGCTAAGAAGATTGATGCTTTACACCAAAGTTTGCAAGAAGCTTCGCAAGCGACAGGAGTTTCTTTACAAGAATTGAATGCCACAAGGGAAAGAGTCCGGGCTAGTATTCAGTTAGCTCAGGAAGCTGCTAAAGAGCCAGAAGCTTTGGAGGCTGAGGAGGTTGGCCTTCCTACAAGGGCAGCACGTCGTGTTACTAGCTGGGCTGGACGTATAGTACCCGCTGTTGGGGCAGTAACTTTGGGACCCTTTTACCCAGTTGTGGAAAAGTTGGCAAGAGAAGAAATTCGTGAAAGAAGGGCTTTGGGTGGTGATGAGAAGGAGAGGGCTTGGAGGTTTCCAGAAGAGGCTTTTGCTAGGAGGGAACATTTACCTGATTTGCCCGGGTTCCCAAGAAGGCCGGAAACAAGATTTACTGTTCAGGAGCAGGCTGCTTCCTTAATGTGGTTTTTTGAGGAAGGTGCTTACAAAGCCAAATGGACGAAAGAGTTGCTTGCTGCTATTAAGGGGGAAGATGTTGAAAGAGGAAAAGGTTTAGGTTTAGGTTCGGATCTTGGTGGTCCACTAAAAATTCTTGGAGTGACGGCTGTGACGGCTGCTTCAGCGTTTGCTGTTCCAAAAGTTGTGAAGCTGGGGCAAACTGTTGCAGAATATTTGAATGTTTTGAAAACTGCTAAGCTTGAACGTGAAAAGCTGCAAGAAAAATTTCAGAAGGAAGAACAACTTCGCCACTTTCGTGCATTGCAATCTCCAGATACTCCTCCAGAGGAACGTGATTGGCACAGAGCTGAATTGCTCCGGGAGATAAAAGAGCGGGAACAAATATTTAGGAGAAAATCCCTGGGACCCGTCGGGAGTTGGTTAATAGGAAGATTACAAGGTTTGGCGGACTTTTTGGTGCCTCCCACAGTTTCTCCTCCAACCCACTATTTTTCGACTTCTCCGCCAGCGCCACCAGCGCCTACAATAGTTCCTCCAGCAGAAAGCACTGTTGAAAAGGCTGTTTCTTTGATGAAAGAAAAGCCTGATTTAATGCCTTCTTTCGAGAGACCTTTAGAAGATTTGAAC